GATTCAACGAAGTTTATTATTGGTATGTTTAATGTTTCGCTATTACTCGTTACATCAACTCTTTGTTGTGGTTTACCATAAAAGTATTCAAAGAATAACTTTACTGCCCATTGTTCTTTATTCTTTAGACCTATCTCTAATGATTTTAGAGCATCTGCATTCATAGGTGTTAAGTTCTCTATTAGCTTCTGTTCTTCTGCTTTACTTTTACGACCTGCACCCTTTCTAGCACCACCATTGTTTATTCTTTTGTCCATAATTGAAAAAAATTGATTATTCAATTCTATTATATAATAGAAATTATTGGTATTCGTTTGGCAGCATTAATCTTATGCCTAAATCAGATAAAGCCCATATTCTAATTTGTTCTGCATAGTTTTCAAACTCTTTAGTATTTAAAGATGTTGTACTTACTATTTTGTTTAGTCCTATTTTGTTATTGTTTATCTCTATCATTTGCCATTCATTCAGAAACTTTGCTCTAAGTATATCGTGCATCTCATCATTAAAATATCCAAGTTCTTCTGCTAACACTTGCACTATACACTTCCAATAGTAATTGTTCTGTACGTTTGATCTTGTGTTTCTGTGTTTCTTAACCTCTACAGTATATGGACTTTCCATATCTTTTAAATAGTTTACTAATTGCATCTTATCTTTTTTATCGTGAATTACAAATTTCATTAGCTTGTAAGTTTCTCTTTAGTTTCCTTCCACATTCTATCCTGTCTTTTACTTAGTGATGGTTCTGTTCTTCTTAATTGAGGAAATCCGTTAAATGCTTTAGCTATCTCTTGCATATACTCGCCACACTTAGGACATTCAGTACCCACATTAACAACTTTGCCGTTTTCTACTTTCATAACGACTTTACTAAATTCTTTTTGTATTTCACATTTGTTACATTGATATTTTAACATAGCTTTTGTTTTAAAATAAAGGAGGGCATAAAAACATTTAATATTATTATTTTGGCAATATGCCTACCCTCCTTTAAATATGATTTAATCTAATATTCTTTTTTCTCTTTGCTTCTAACTCCTCTAATTCAAATTCTAAATGATGTATAGCTTTCTTTATACAATCATCAGGTCTATGGTGTTTAAAATTTGCTCGTAATAAATACGTTACGGCATTACCGATATTCCAATTTAATTCCCAATCTGCTATTACTTTTCTAGCTTCGTATTTATGATTCTTTCCTATATAATAGTCAGGTATTTTTTTATCCATATTTTTCTTTTATTTGTTTAATTCCTTGAAAACAGTTATTTAAACAAGTACCACAATTACTCGTAGGTTTGTATCTAGTACCATATATTGTGTTGTACAGTTCAACCATTTTCTTTTTTACTGTTACATTCTTTGCTACTCCTGTCTTTATATCTTCCCATATTAAAAGACATTCTTCTATTAGTTCTTGTGGTATATCATCAGGTTTTTCTACTTCTGTTGTCTTACTCCAATACTTCTGAGGACATTCCATAACTCCTATCCTAGCTTTTACTTTCATAAAACATAAGCACACCTTACAAGTACCTGTAGGTTTAAAGTAATATACACACTCTCTACATAATGCTATACGTTCTTCATACACCTCGTTTTTTACAAAAAAGTTACTCATCTAACAATTCTTTAAGTTGATCCCTTACTTTGTCTATAGTCGTAAACAAGCTATTTCTACTTATGCCTGTCTTTTTCGCTAGTCCCGTTAGTGTATTACCCTCGTAATAGTACAATCGGAAAACTGAAGCATCATACCAATATATATCTTCTAATGCCTTATCAATAAGTTCTAGCTTTTGCCATTGTTGGTATTCTTCAGGATTTGGTATATTGTATAGATGTTTCTCGTTTGATGTTTCTCCTGTTTCTGTTATGTCATATGTTATACTACTTGCCTGTGCATCTAAGTTAGTATAATATTTCTTGTACTTATAATAGTAAGGACTTCTTACTGATGTAAAACTTCTTCTTAATACTACTGCACCATATCTTATTAATCCTTTCTGTCCATCTTTATTGTATATATCTTTTAGGACTTGAGGATTCATTTGCAGAAAATACATAAGACATTCTTGTACACATTCTTCTATTTCGTTTATATCTTGCGAGTAGGTGTATGACATTTCTACAAATGTTTCTCTACAATCTGCTACTGCTTGATATATTTTATTCATTGTTATTCTTTATATCTCTTAAATCTCTTACAACCATTTCTAAAGCATTGTCTAGTAATAGCTTGTATGCTCTTATAGCTTCTAAATTTCTTTTTGTTTGTATTCCTGCAAAATATCCATTTACCATTACTGAAGTATGTGAAGGTATAAGTGTTAGCCAATCATCCCAATTACCTTGATCTACATCTTTACCATAACTATTATGATATTCTATTATGACTTGTAATACTTCTTTAAAATTATTATATTTTGTTTCTGAAGAAATCTCTTTTACAAATGATAACATTAGATTTAAATAATCGTTTACTACTATTTGATGTGTAGTGTTTGCAAATATTGGTTTCTCCATACCCAAATATAGAAAATTAATTACTCTATATTCTTTTCCTTTTTTATTTTATTAACAAGGTCTTTGTAATAACTTATCTTTTCTACATAATCTATCCTAGTCATTTTAATATTAACCTTTGACATATATTCTAATTCTTCAGCAGTACCTAATCCATACTTAGCATCTAAATACATTCCAAACTTATACTGCTCTCCTTGTCCAAACATATTACACTTAACACATTGTACTTGACAATTCTTTTCATCCCATCTTGTGTTGTGATGCCTACGAGATTGAAAGTGTCCGTTCTGTAGTTTCTTGTAATGATCTATTTTACCACAGGTAAAACATTGTGCAACTCCCATATCTGTAGCTTCTCTTAATCTAATGTATTTAGAGAACCAACTATCTAACTCTTTCTTTAGTTTGCTTACAGATTTTTTTACTGACATATAAAATTTTTATAATGATATATAACATTGTGGCTTTGGTTTAAAATATAAGTATTTAGCAAATTTATTTTTTACACCAAATTTTGTTTTACGTTCAATATATGTAGTATGTATATCGTAACCTTGATCTCTTAAATTTTTTATAATTGAAGCCAATCTTAAATTACCATATTTTTTTAATGCTTCTAAAGGTGTAATATGTCCATAGTTTTTAAGATGCCATTTAATTGCATCAGTTGCAGTTTTAATTTCATCTTGTGTAATAGTTATAGTTTTCATTTTAAAAGTTTTTTAGGTTCTTGATAAAATGGTACTTCTTCAGGTTTTTTGTTTAAAGTGTGTACCTGATAATAAGCATCATTAACTGTCTTTTTATGTGCAACTATCCATCTGTAAAAGGTTCTTATATTAAGAAATGGTTCAAACTCGCAGAACCTAACTCCTATATGAAAAGAATCTTTTATTTGATTAAAATACATTCTTCTAAATCTATTTTCTTTTTGTAAGTCCTCTGCTAACATCTTAGATAATGCAGCCATTGTTTGTCCATCTGTTCTATGACCTAATGCTATTGATGTTATAGCAATTAGATCATAAACTTTCTCTGTTAATTCTTTAAGGTTTTCTTCTTGTAAAGTTTTCATTTTCTATTTTGTTTAGTGATACTTTTTTTCTCCATTCATCATAATTATTAGAATTTTTTATATTTAATTCTTTTTTAGAATATAATAACGATTGTACTCTACCAAAAGATTCTATTAATTCTACTAATTCTTTTACATCCATTTGTTGTTCTTTAAAAGCAGAAACTATATTGATCCACTCCCATTTTGTTATTACATCTTCATTTTTAATTTTCATATTTTTATTTTTTAAATTTATATTTAGACATATCATTTTTTATCAATCTCCTATGTACATATACATAATCTTCTTTAGGTTCTTTAAATTTTTTACCTATCTCTAACTTTCCACTATACTTAAAATAGTTATTCAAATCTATAGTATTTTTTTTATATAACTTTTCTAAGTAAATCATCTGCTTGTATTCTTTAATCATAAATAACTTTTACCTTTTAAATATTCTAGTTTTTGTGCATCTAATTTAGAAGTACCTGTCTTTTTACTTTCCCACTTTGCTGAATTTTTTGCCCAACGTGAAAGTCGCAACTTAACATCAAACGTAGCTTGTTTCTCATATCTCATTTTAGCATTAACTCTATCAGAACTTTTTTCTGTCCAATAATCTATAAACTCTTGTTTCATTTGTTTAGGGTAATCAAAAAACATAACGTGATTAATAAAACCTTCCCTCTTAGATATATTATTACTTGTAGTATTAATACTTGTATTATTATACTTCAGCTTTTCGTGTATAGGGTTCTCCGTGTTTTTCAGTATACCTATACATCTTTTCGTTATTACGTTCCTTAAATCCCTTTCTATTTTAACTGTTATAAAACCTTTTTTATTAAGTTCTGAAATCCAAGAACTTATAGTATTTTTATTTACCTTATATAATTCAGCAAAGTAATTGTTAGAAGCAAAGCAGAAGCCGTGCTTATTACTTAATGCAGTTATCTCTCCGTATAATAATTTAGCATTAGGTTTAAGATCAGAGTACCTTACGTTTGCAGGTATATTTGCGTAATAAGTTGGTTTTTCGTTCATAGTGTTATTATATCTTTTTTATAGTCATATTCTTTTAATGCTTTTTTTATAATTTCAAAATTATAATCCATTTGTAAATATGTTGTAGGTAATTTATATTCAGCTTTACCACTTTTAATTTTAAGTTTTACATCAGGATTAGCAGAAATTTTTATACCTGCATCTATTAAACATTTACAAAGATCATTTCTATTATCAAAAACAAATTTAATATTTTCAGATTTATCAAAAGCTGCATATACTTTATTAAAAGCATCTCTATATTTTTTTATAGATGAATAATTATGCTTGTGCATTTTATAGTAATACAATATAGAAGTCCTATCTTTTTTTATTACATCTGCAATAGTATCAGGATGTATTTTAATATTTTTTATTCCAATAAAACTAGCTATCATTCTTGAATAAACTAATTCTTGTTTTCTTTTTTCTGATTTTAAAGCACCTTGTTGCAACCCTACTATCTCTGTAGTAAGGTCACATAAGGTTTCAAATTTTTCTCTATCTGTCATAATTAAAACGGCATATCATCATCAGTAGATGATTTATATTTTATTTGATTCATTTTATTTTCATATTCAGGAGTTTTTTTAATTTGATTTTGAATCCAGTCAGGTTGTTTATTTAACCATTCTTCATTAAAATTTTCCCCATAATTAAAAATAAAAGTTGGGTTAATTTGATTAACACATTCTATTCCTTTTGGTAAAGAAGATAAACCACCTATAGCAGCATATTCATTTCCTGTTTTTGTTGTTTTATGAATAACAGTTAAATTACAACATTCTTCTAACATTTCAATTAAATCAAAATTACCAAGTTCTTTATGTGTAAATTGTTTGCCTCGCCACATTTCTAAATCTTTTCTTAAATTAGATTTTTCGTGCATTGTTAAAGTATATTCTTTACTAATTACCATAGGTTTTTGTTCGCCACTAAATTCTCTCATTTCATTTGGTAATTCAAAAGTTAATCTAACTTTATTAGAAAATTTTTGTTCTCCATTATATTCCCATTCAACAGTTCCTATGTGTATCATTGAATAGCATCTTGCTATATGAGTTCCACTTGGTACAATTTCTTTTTTTGTACTGTTATTATTACTTATCATTATTCCTTTCATATTTATTTATTTATTTATTAAATTATTATCATATTCCCAAGCACTTTCACAATGCTCACCACATTTACTACAGATTTTTAAATCTGTGTCCATCTTTGCTTCGCAGCAGTTACTTTTATTACTCCAAATCTTTTCACAACCACACTCATCATAATCTCCACATATAACACATCTTGTATCTTCATCAACGTATATATTTAATGTAGGATCAATACAATGCTCGTAAGTTCCTTTTAACCAATCTTCGTAATTTAAATCC